GTACGTACACGTACATCGGTTCTCGTCTGGCCTTCCGCGGTCGGCTCGTCAAGGCGGCAAGCGTCGCTGCGTTCAAATCGATAAGCGAGGTGGCATGACCGGCCGCGTAAAGCGTCAAAGCGGGAGCGAAGCGACAAAACGTCCGGTGTTCCCCGAAGAAGGGGAACGCCGTTCTTTACGGGCGTCAGCCCGTTGAAAAATTTTTGTTTCCGGGGTTTTGTAGCTGTTTGTTAAATAATAATTTATGAAAAATCGTACTTTTGCATTCAAATTCAAAGGTGGCGCTTCCCCATAAGCCGTGTGGTTTATCGTGGCAACAACAACGCGAACCCGAATGGCGGTGTCTCGATGTCGAATGCGAATAACGATTTCTCGAATACGAACACGAACATCGGTTCTCGTCTGAACAACAATCGAAAAGAAATTTTAATCGGCGTACAACACCGGGGACTTGTCCCCACCGTGGTGCCGAGGGAAGCAAGCCTCAGTAACAGCAGCCTTTTTGGGCTGGAAAACTGAAAAATAAAGTGTCGGGAGGGTTCGGTAGGCCGGAAACGGTTCGAAGAAGCAGTGCCCGGGGGATTGAAGGCCCCAAAATGGAAAACAAAGGAAATATGCACAGAGCAGGTTTTGTAATTGAGGAGATCGTGAAGCCTTCCAACATGTCGGAGTCATTCAATCAGGTCCTTCGCGGCAGGAGGCGTAAACGCAGCCGCCAGGGACGCTACCTGCTTGCGCATAAACCCGAGGTGTTGAAGGAACTGACCGCGCGTATCTCGGACGGTACTTTCCGTGTGAAGGACTACCGTGAGCGCGAGATTTTCGAGAGCGGCAAGTTGCGTCGTATTCAGGTAATCCCTATGTACGACCGTATTGCCGTACATGCCATCATGACGGTAGTGGACTGCCATTTGCGGAAGCGTTTCATCCGCACCACCTCCGCCAGTATCAAGAAACGGGGGATGCACGACCTTTTGGCGTATATCCGCCGCGACATGGTTGAGGATCCGGACGGCACGCGGTACTGTTACAAGTTCGACATCACCAAGTTTTACGAAAGTGTGAAGCAGGATTTTGTGATGTATTGCGTGAACCGCGTGTTCAAGGACAAGAAACTCATCGCCATGCTTGACAATTTTGTCCGGTTGATGCCTGACGGGTTGAGTATCGGCCTGCGTAGCTCGCAGGGCTTGGGTAATTTGCTTTTGTCTGTGTTTTTGGACCATTATTTGAAGGACAGGTATGCCGTGCGTCATTTCTACCGCTATTGTGATGACGGCGTCGTACTGGGTAAAACGAAAGCGGAATTGTGGAAGATTCGTGATGCCGTCCATGGGCATATTCAGCGTGTCGGTCTCCGGGTAAAGGGGAACGACCGTGTGTTTCCCCTGGGCGAGGGCATTGACTTTCTGGGATATGTGACTTTCAGTGCGGACCATGTCCGCCTTCGCAAGCGCATCAAGCAGAAATTCGCCCGAAAGATGCACGAGGTAAAATCGAGAAAAAGGAGGCGTGAGCTGATAGCGTCGTTCTACGGGATGGCCAAGCACGCCAACTGTCATACGTTGTTTAAAAAATTAACAGGCAAAGACATGAGATCATTTAAAGACTTGAACGTCGCTTATAAGCCCGAAGATGGCAAAAAGCGATTTCCCGGTGTAGTGGTAAGCATCCGGGAACTGGTAAATTTACCGATTGTGGTGAAGGACTTCGAGACAGGCATCAAGACCGAGCAGGGAGAAGACCGCTGTATCGTGGCCATCGAGATGAACGGCGAGCCGAAAAAGTTCTTCACCAACAGCGAGGAGATGAAGAACATCCTCTCGCAAGTGAAGGAAATGCCCGACGGTTTCCCGTTCGAGACCACCATCAAGACGGAAACCTTCGGCAAAGGTCGAACCAAATATGTATTTACATGACATGAAACGAGTTGAAGGAACATCCGGGGTAAGGCTGCTGGAATGCGTGAACCCGGTGAAGAACACGTGGCGCGTCCGTTGGGACGTGCGGGAGAAAGAGGACGGTTCCGCCGACTATATGGAGGAGAACTTTTTAGGGAAGCCCTCCGGTGAGATAATAAGAACCGTTATTCTGGGCTGGTACAACGAACAGATTGACCGGGAGATACTTTCCGGCTTTATTTACGAAGATATGCCGGTGTGGCTGTCGAGCGAGAACCAGTTCAACTATAAGGCGGCCCATGACCTTGCCATACAGACCGGTGGCGCAACGCTTCCGGTGACATTCAAGTTCGGGACGGATGAGGAACCCCGGTACCGGACGTTCGGGGAACTGGAGGAACTGACGGACTTCTACACGAAGGCCATGAAGCACATCCAGGATACACTGGTTGACGGCTGGAAGAAGAAAGACGCTTTTGATCCGGAGAAGTACCGGGTGGAATAAATCCTTCGGGGGAGGATAAGAAAAAAGCCCCCGGCCTGTTAAAAATCATCTCACCTACTTTTAACAACAAGTACGCCGAAACGCACGACCGGGGGCAAATACCCCTGTCGCGTTTCGGCCTTTTTTATTATTGTTGCAAAGTAAGTGAGATGGCGCAAAGATACAAAAAATATATTTTATGAAAGTGATTGAGATACTAAACTTTAACCGGGAACTGTTGAAAAGGCTTCAGGCAGCCGGTATCCGTCTGGAGGATGCCCGGTATATCGACCTGTATGTGGACTATACCCGCCTGCTGGATCAGGGTGAAAAAGTCTCGTATGCTGTGGCCGTATTGTCCGAAAAGTATTCGGTGAGTGAGCGCAAGGTTTATGCCCTTGTGAAACGGTTTCAGAGTGACTGCAAGACGCTTGCAGTGTGAACGGGTTGTTTTATGCCGTAGGGAGTGCCGTTTCCCCTTATCTTTAGGGTGTTTCAAATTTAGAAGGAGGAAATGGCTATGAACAAGTATTACTGTATTCTGGACAAGATTCTTGCCACGGGAAAAACGCAGACCAACAAGAAGGGAAACATACAATACCTTCTGAACGAGCAGCTCTCGCTGACACCGGCGGACCTGCTTGACATATTCGAGGGGCATAATATCGCCCGCAAGAAACTCCGCAGCGAGCTCCAGCTGTTCATGCAGGGGGAACGTAATGTGGAGAAGTACCGGGAGGCCGGCATCAACTGGTGGGATTATTGCGGTTCTATCCTGGTGAACAGTTACCCCACCTATTTCGAGAAGCTGCCCCCATTGATAGCGAAAATCAACCGGGAGAAGCGCAACAGCAAGAACTACGTGCTTTTCCTGGGTGAGACCGGTGCCGAGAGCAACCAGGCGCCCTGCCTGAGCCTGGTGCAGTTCCAACTGGACGGTGGTGAACTGGTGCTGTCCGCCTACCAGCGCAGCAGTGACGCGAACCTCGGGCTGCCCTCCGACATCTATCACCTTTACCTGATGGCCCGGCAGATAGAACTTCCCCTGAAGTCGATCACCCTCTACCTGGGCAATGTACATATCTACGAGAATAATATCCCGGGCACCCGTGCGCTGATCGCCGGAGACGAGACGGTCCGCTTCGGGCTGAACGTGTAGTTTGCTGTATATGTCTTGCAGCGGGAACAGTTCATGTTTCCCGCTGTTTTTCGTTTATTCTGGGGACCTTTGCGGCCGTTTTAAAGCAGAATGAAATGAAAAAGATGTATTTGTCCGCCCCGCTTCCTTTCGTGGGGCAGAAACGCATGTTCGCGAAGGAATTTATCAAAGTGCTGGGACAGTTTCCGGACAGCACCGTGTTTGTGGATCTGTTTGGTGGATCAGGCCTGCTGTCGCACATCACCAAATGTGTCAGACCTGATGCCACCGTTGTATATAACGACTTCGACAACTACCGCCGGAGGCTTGCGAATATCCCGGCCACCAATGTGCTGTTATCCGATTTGCGCTGGATAGCTGAAGGGGAACCCAGAAATAAACGTATAACCGGGGAGGTTTGTGAAAAAATGTTTGCCCGTATTGAGAGGGAGGAAAAGGAACGTGGCTATGTGGACTATATCACGCTGTCCTCGTCCCTGCTGTTTGCCATGAGGTATATGCTCTCCCTGGAAGATATGAGGAAGGAGACACTTTACAATAATATCCGGCAGACAGACTATCCCGAAGCAAAGGATTATCTGGAAGGACTGACTATAACCGGCGAAGACTACAAGGAAGTGTTCAAACGTTACAAGGATGTTCCGGGTGTGGTGTTTCTGGTTGATCCGCCGTACCTCTCCACCGAGGTGGGTACTTACAAAATGTATTGGCGTCTGGCTGACTATTTGGACGTGCTGACCGTTTTGAAAGGGCATCCGTTCGTGTACTTCACCTCGAACAAATCCTCCATCCTGGAACTGTGCGACTGGATAGACCGGAACCCATTTATCGGTAGCCCGTTCAAGAACTGTCGGAAAGTGGAGTTCAATGCGCACATGAATTATAATTCCAAGTACACGGACATGATGCTGTACACAAAGCCGGATGAAGTGTCGGGTATAGCAGCTTAACACTGCATAAAGATAGTGAATTATTTTGAATCTGCAATGGTTTTCAAATGATATTTTAAGGTCGTTCAAAGAGGGTTCAAGTGAAAGAAAAATGGTGGGCTTTGGTCGTGCAGAATAGGACCGCGCTCACCGTTTTTCTTGTACGCGTCGTTTTTGTACTTTTTGAAACGCATCGTTTTTGTTAATCGGCACGTCTGGTTTTTCCGGATTTAAATGGCAGCTGCAATGGCTAACTATGAGTTAGGTTTATTGACTAAAGAA